CATCAATATTTTTATGAGCAAGTTTGCTTGAATAAGTAATATCTTCTTTTGACTCGTGACTATAACCTAGTAACTTCATACGTGTTTCGTCAACTTTGTGAACATTAACTAGTTCGTTAGCAAGACTGTCTACAAACTCAAAAAGTTCTGAGTTGTCCCATCCTTCTTGTTCTCGTTCACCTTCTACATACTTTTGAATAATACGCTGAAGTTTGCTGGGATTAACTCCGATCTGTTCAACATATTCCTGTTCACCTTTTGAGATGAATCCTGCTTGACGAACATCTCGAATACACTGTACAATACTTCTTTTTAGATGTGTAATGCTTTCTTCTTTTTCGATATCGTATTCACTAAAATCGCTCAACTTGTCTTTGAGATCTTCGTAAATCTCCTGTAATGCTAATACATCCTTCATAGCACCTTCAATATAACTCATACCTTCTACAAGACCTTCTTTGAGTTCGGCGAGTTTAACTTTAAGTTCGACTTCTCTCCAATATTCGAGATTTTCGGTAGTCTCTAGTTCTTCTTCGATCTTTTTTACTTTGACTTCGTTTTTAACATGACGCCATTTTGCTTCGTTAAGTGCTGATTTCTTCTTGCTTAACTCTGCAGAAATCTGACGCATGTTTTTAGCAGGACTATGGTAACTGAAGTTGATATGTTTCCACATCCATTGGGAATGACTGTGATTCCATATGTTTTGAAGTTCGCCTACATTTTTAAGAGCAGTATCTACCAGTTGTGAGTTTTCGTTAAGAGTTTTACCTCCAAAACTAGGCAGATTGCCCGTAGTACCGTGCCCAAACACCATGCTCATTGGCACTTTGAGTTTTTCAGCATCTGCTTCGACTAGGTCAGTGTTTTTTCTAATCTCTTCAAAAACTGCTATTTGTCTTTTTTTGTTTGATTCTTCTTCGCTCATTATCTAAATCTCCTCGGACCGTGAATCCATATTACAAGAGCATACCTATCACCTTGCTCAATCGGTGTTACTACATGTGGCATATAACTGGGAAACAGTGATATAGAACCTCTTTCTTTTACTGCTTTGATTATGTCACCGTGATTGTTTATTTCTAAGTCACAGCCTCGATATTGATTTGGATCTGTTAACTGTGCTGTGAATGAGATTTTTCTACTGGCAGGTTGTCCTCTGCCAGCATCAATATGCCAATCATAATGTCCGGGCACATCGAAATCTGCAGAATAATGGATTAACTGAAGACTATGTGTAATCCCAGTTAGGTCATAGTCAAAATGTACAGCGTTCGCTACGGATACAATGTTTGCTACCTTTTCAAATATCCAACGATTATCTTCATTATTCTCGACATTGAATATTTCAGCACTTCGAATGTTTTTAGAAATAGTGCCTTGCTTATTGCCGCCTATACCTGCGGTTGACGAGTAACTGTCTCTTGCTATATCGATAATGCGTTCACATTCTTGGGCAGTAAACATAAGTTGTGGTAGTGTTTCACTATTGATAGCAAGATAACCTGGAAAATCTTCCTCCTTGCCTGGAATAATCACAGTGTTAAAAAGCGGCTTGTGTACTTTAATTTGTGGCAACTCAGTAGCAGCAGGTTTTGGTTCTGGTGCTGTATATTTTAGATTTTCATGAGTTTTATCTATACCGAAGCCTTTTCTACCGTCCATTGCTTGATCAGCATGTGGACCATCTGCATCTACATAATGTAGAAACACCTGTACGTGCCAGTTACCTTTAAACGGTTTACGCCAGTGAATCAGTTCACAACCTTTGTATGCTGCCATTTCGCCTGGCTCCATCGATACTGAAGTTTCTTCTGTGTAATCATCATTGGCAAACGCAATCGGCCAAGATTGTTTAGCATCATATCCTAGTGTAAGTGTAGTGCTGATTTCACAAGCAGGCCTATCTTTATGCTTTTTCAGTACATCACCTGGACGATAGATTCTTGCGTATGAGTACGTAGGCAGTAGTCGTTTGCCTACTGCTTTGCCCAAGGGTTCTGCTATATTTTGTAGCAGTGTATCAAACACTGGATCACCGTATACAGCGTCTGAAAGCGGACATTGCTCGTCGTTGACTAACTTACCTTGATTGTGTAGTTCAAACATGTATTCGGTAAGTTCTTGACATTTTTGCGGGGGTAGAACATCTTTAAGAACCACGTAACCATTGCGTTCAAAATATTCTGTTGTTGCGTTCATGGTGTGCCTTTCATATAGTTAAATTTATCTGTTATTATATCTTTTAACATAAGATTAGAAAGATAGATTTAACTTTATGATAACACAATCTTTAGAAAAAGTCAATCTTTTTAAATTTGTTGTCCTGCTATGCCTGACTTAGATTGTGTCAAATCACCTACATCTGTAGCATTTGCATCTGCTGAAAATGGAAACTTGTCAATGACATTAACGTAAACATTAGACGGTAAAATCCCTCCACTAGTATATCCAGATACTGTGCTTGACTGACCTGCTGGTCCTGATCTTGCCTGAGTTAAATCACCTACATCTGTAGCATTTGCATCAGAACTAAACGGAAACTTGTCAACAGTGGTACTAGGTCCAGCCGGTGCCGCTGGCGAAAATCCTCCACTAGTATATCCTGATTCAGTACTACTTTGTCCTGTTGGTCCTGATCTTGCCTGAGTCAAATCACCTACATCTGTAGCATTTGCGTCAGAACTAAACGGAAACTTATCTATAATATTAAGACCAGGTGTAAAATTAAATCCACCAGTTGTATATCCACTTATAGTACTAGATTGCCCACTTGCTGACTGTCTTGATAGTGTTAAGTTTCCTACATCAGTAGCATTAGCATCTGCACTAAATGAAAACTTGTCAATCGTATTAGAAAATGGCCCCGGAAATGTGTCGCCGCCGCTTGAATATCCTGATACTGAACTGGATTGTCCTGTTAACCCGTATCTTGCCTGAGTCAAATCACCTACATCTGTAGCATTTGAATCTGCTGAAAATGGAAACTTATCAACGACATTCGACAAGCCTGGCAAATTGCCGCCACTAGTATAACCCGATTCTGAACTAGATTGACCAGAAGCTGTTGATCTAGATTGTGTTAAATCACCTACATCAGTAGCATTTGCATCAGTTGCAAAAGGAAATTTCTCAATAACATTTGTAGCAGCCGGAGTAGCACCGCCACTAATATATCCACTTACAATGCCTTGGAATTTAGGGTCAAAGTATTCAATTCTGTCCGATTTTATATTAATATGTGCCATTAAACCTGTTGTCCTGCTATGTCATATCTTGCAAGAGTTAAATCACCTACATCTGTAGCATTTGCATCAGAACTAAACGAAAACTTTTCAATGATATTAACTTCTGGTGATACTCCTCCGCCGGTAGTGTAGCCAAACTCTGTAGAACTCTGACCTCCTGGTGAACCTCTTGCTAGGGTTAAATCACCAACATCTGTTGTATTAGTATCAGAAGCAAATGGAAATCTTTCAATCGAACTATTTGAGTTTCCAGAAGGATTGAAACCTCCACTTGTGTAACCTGATATTGTGCTTGACTGACCTGTAACATTACTTAATCCTAAGATTAAATCTCCTACATCTGTAGCATTAGCATCTGCTGCAAAAGGAAACTTATCAATGGTATTAGTTCTAGGAGACCCGCCACTGTTATAACCTGACACAGCACTTGATTGTCCTGCTAATTCTGATCTTGCTACAGTTAGATCACCTACATCGGCTGCGTTTGTATCAGCAGCAAATGGAAACTTATCAACTGTGTTTAAACTAAAAGTTCCTCCACTGGCATAACCGGATTCTGTACTCGATTGTCCTGCAGTTTCTCTTCTAGCTTGTGTTAAATCACCTACATCTGTGGCGTTTGAATCTGTAGCGAAAGGAAACTTGTCTATGATATTATCTGTTGCTGGTGGACCATTCCTTCCGCCACCAGTGTAGCCATTAGTAGAACTAGATTGACCTGCTGATGCATGTCGTGTTGTAGTCAAATCTCCTACATCAGTAGCATTAGCATCAGCAGTGAAAGGAAACTTCTCAATAATGTTATAAAAAGTACCAGTATATCCGCCACTTGCATAACCACTTACAGTACCCTGTGCTTGTGTCTTTGTAATACCACTGTCGACCTTAAATACTCCGTCAATATAGATACCGCCAGGCACAACAGATATTTTGTAGTTTCCAAAGTTAATCTCATCACCGTTTATTTCAACTGCCATCTCTTATCCTTATACCTGTTGCCCTGTTGCGAGACTTCTTGCTATAGTAAGATCGCCTACATCGGTTGTATTTGCATCAACGGAAAATGGAAACTTTTCTATTACATTTGATGCAATCCCAGAACGTCCGCTTAAATAACCTGATACTGAACTTGATTGTCCGGCAACTCCATATTTTGCTACTGTTAAATCACTTACATCGGTGGCATTTGTATCTGAACTAAACGGAAACTTATCGATAACATTTGAAGTAGTTGTAGAAGGCGGCAATAAACCGCCGCTAGAATATCCTGATTCTGAACTAGATTGGCCACCTATGATAAATCTAGTTACTGTCAAATCACCTACATCGGTTGCATTTGCATCAGCAGCAAACGGAAACTTATCTATAATATTTGTAGCAGTTGGTGTTCCACCGCTAGAATATCCTGATTCTGAACTGGATTGACCTGCTGCTGCATCTCTTGCCACAGTTAACTCACTTACACTGGTAGCATTTGTGTCAGCAGCAAACGGAAACTTATCGATAGTAATCCTTCTACCAATAGGAGATGTTCCGCCACTTGAATAACCGGAATCAGTACTGCTTTGTCCTATACTTCTAAATCTTGTTACTGATAAATCACCTACATCGGCTGCATTTGCATCAGCTGAAAATGGAAACTTATCAATAACGTTAATAGATGGAAAATCGCCACCGCTGGTATACCCACTTACAGAACTGGATTGCCCGCTGCCACCATCTCTTCCTACAGTTAAATCACCTACGTCGGTTGCATTTGCATCAGCGGAAAATGGAAACTTATCGATAACAGTTACATTAGACGGGGTAGAACCGCCACTAGTATAACCGCTTACAGTGCCTTGAAATCCACTAGAAGTAAATGTAATAGAATCATCAGCAGTAACAGTAGCGTTGTTATATCGAATACCTCCGCTATCGGTAATCACAGTGTTGTTATTTATTTTATATCCATCTGCTGGACTTGTATATGTAGCAAACGACGCACTCGACAGTGATCCTGAAAACTCAATAGAACTTCCTCTCACACTGTCGCTAGTAAATACCTGTGTTCCGTTAACAGAGTATCCGTCACCGGTAACAGTTTCACCGTCTTTGATTTGTATTACAGAGACACCGTCTAGTATCATAGAATCATGAACAGTGATCTTACGATTGTTATCTACTACGGTTTTTCCATTTGCTTTGATTGACATTGTTTTCTCGATTGTGTTTTACATATTTATCGAAAAATAAATATCTGTTGACAAAGATATTTTTTATGTTAATATTTGATTATGAAGATTGCGTTTATTGATTTATTAGGTTTAACCTACGATGGTAGTACTTTAGAAAAAAGAGGATTAGGTGGCAGCGAAAGTGCTGTTATACTGATGTCTAAGGAACTGGCAAAACTTGGTTTTGAAGTTACAGTTTACAACAACTGCAAAGACAGTGAAGCCAAGCCAGGCGTGTATAATGGTGTAACATATGTCAACTATACTGACTTTGACAACGAAGTACACGACATTGTAATAGCATCTCGATCAGTAAAGCCTTTCTTCAATGGCAATCAATATGTGAATATGTGCTTAAAAGCAAAGCATCGTGTGCTATGGATGCACGATACCTTTTGTGAAGGCGATGAACATATAGAAGCACTGATACAACAAAAGTATATTACTGAAATCTTTACACTGAGCGATTTTCATACCAACTATATAACAAACTGTAATCACGGTGTTCGTAGAAACTACGAAGTACTAAAACCGTATATATGGCAAACTCGCAATGGCGCAGTTCAATGGATTGACGAAGTTGATGTAACTCAAAAAGACCGAAACCTTTTTGTGTACAACGCCAGTGCTACAAAAGGTTTAATACCGTTATTAAAAACAATATGGCCCGAAGTAAAAAAACAGATTCCACAAGCACGTCTAAAGTGTATCGGCGGCTATTATCGTTTCCGTGAAGGAGCAGAGCCTGACGCACAGGAAAAAACAGTGCAAGAACTTATGCAGGATCCTAAACTCAAGGAACTTGACGTAGAGTTTACAGGAGTTATTCCTCAACGCGAGATTGCTGAAATACTTGCAAAAGCAAACTTTATGCTGTATCCTACAGACTTTCCGGAAACATTTGGTATAAGCTCATTGGAGAGTCTGCTGTACAGAACTCCTATTATTACCAGTAGATTCGGAGCATTAGAAGAAACTGCTATAGACAGTGCCTGTTACAAGATTGATTACTCAGCAGTGCCTAACAGTCTTTTCCCTAATATTAATGCTGAACAACAGGCAAAGCGTTATATTGAAACAACAGTAAACGCATACAACAACACATATCTTCATCAACAAAAACAATACTCTTGTGATATAGTTAAAGATATTGCAGGTTGGGATACT